GTCAATAATAGAAAATCAAACAATCATGAATAGACGACATTTCTTATCTCATTTAGCAGCAGCATCCTCTCTAACTATTCCGGCCACTAATTTTACGAATAGTATACTAGCAAATTCTTCTGATCTAAAGAAGAATCATAAGAGTGCTATACTTTTATGGATGGGTGGTGGCCCAAGCACTATTGATTTGTGGGACTTAAAACCTGGATCAGTAACAGGAGGCCCATTTAAACCTATCAATACTAATGTTGATGGGATTCAAATATGCGAGCATCTTCCTTTGCTTGCTAAAAATATGGATAAGTTAAGTATTGTACGAAGTATGAGTACAAGAGAAGCAGATCATGGTCGTGGTCGATATTATATGCACACAGGATATGTTCCTTCTCCTACTATTGATTATCCTAGTTATGGAAGCGTTATATCTCACGAATTAATGGATCAGATTCCATCGTTAGAGATTCCTCCGTTCGTTAGTGTTGGTGGAGGTAGTGTTGGGCCAGGATTTTTAGGCATGAGTTATGCTCCATTTGTTGTTGATAGCAATGGAAATATTCGTGATCTAAATATGGGTATAGATCAGCAAAGACTCAATCAAAGATTAACAATGTTGAAATCTATAGAAGATCAATTCATATCTCAAAAACGAGGAGATTTTGCTAGTGATCATCTAAAAGTTCTAAGTAAAACAGTTAAACTAATGACTAGTCCACAAATGGAAGCATTTAAAGTATCAAAAGAGCCAGCAGAAGTTAGAGAACGATATGGTAATACTGGTTTTGGTCGAGGCTGTTTAATGGCACGAAGATTAGTAGAGGCCGGAGTTCCATTTATAGAAGTAGATTTAGGTGGCTGGGATAATCATACTAATATCTTCACAACACTACAAGATAATAAACTTCCAGAAATGGATAAAGCCATGAGTGCATTAGTAGAAGATTTAAGTGATCGAGGATTACTGCAAGATACCGCTATTATTTGGATGGGAGAATTTGGTCGCACACCAAACATTAATGGTAATGGTGGTCGTGATCATTGGGCTAGAAGTTGGAGTGTTGTTGTTGGTGGAGCAGGATTTAAGGGTGGGGTTGTTGTTGGGGAGACAAATGAAAATGGAAAAGAAATAATAACTACACCATATACTTCTCAGGATTTAATGGCTAGTGTTTTAAGAAGTTTGGGAATATCTCTTGAAACCACATTTACTTCTAAGAATGGTCGCCCAATGAAAATTGCTAATAGTGGTAAAGTAATTAGCGAACTTTTTTAGAATCGCTCAAGTCTGAAAAACAGATTGTCGATACTTGACAATAGGATTGGCGTATGGTAGAATACGCTAAACACAGGAGACTATTTGGATGATTCACGATTTTGATTATGTTCAGAATATGGTAACTGCTCTCAGGAATACTAGTAGCACCAAAGATAAAGAAGATATTATTAAAATTAATTGTGGGATTTTCAATAATCCATCAGCGATATTTGCTAAGAAAATTCTTCTCTATACCTATCATCCGTTGTGGCAATATAATGTCACTAGTGATAATCTCAAGAAGAAGAATCATCTTGTAGCCAGAAAGAACGAATATAAAAATTTCTTTGATCTTCTGGATGCTCTAAAGAGTCGAAAGATTACTGGACATGATGCTATCTCTGCTGTGAATAGTTTTATCGAACACTATTCCGAATACGAAGAACTTATCCATTGCGTTATCGACAAGGATTTGAAAACCCGTGCTGGTGATAAGATTATCAATAAGGCTATTCCTGACCATATTCCAGAGTTTAGTGTTGCTCTGGCAGATAAGTACGAGTCTAAACTTGTAGATTGGAAGGATGGGTGGTATGTTAGCCGAAAGATTGACGGTGCTAGATGCGTTGCTATTGTTGATAGTAATGGTGACGCTACTTTCTACTCCAGAACAGGAAAAGAGTTTGATACTCTTGGTGTTGTTGCTAATGGTATTAAGAATCTTGGCATTACAAATGTAGTATTTGATGGCGAACTTTGTCTTGTAGATGACGATGGTAATGAAGATTTTCAAGGAGTAATGAAACAACTCAAGAAGAAGGATCATACCATCCCCAATCCATCTTTTAAAATTTTTGATATGATTACACACGATGAATTTTATAGCAAGAAAGGAGAGCGGAATCGTCCGTATTCTATTCGATATAATAATCTACGAGAAGTAATGAGAGACAATACTTGTGCTTGTCTTAGTGTGCTTGGTCAAGAACTTATTAAAGATGATGACCATTTTGCCGAGTGGATTACTCGTTCCAACCAATATGGCTGGGAGGGATTGATCTTGAGGGCAAACGAACCCTACAAAGGCAAAAGATCAAAAGATATGCTTAAATGGAAAACATTTAATGATGCAGAATATGTTGTAACGGATATGGAATTTGGCCCATTTAGATATGTTTTGAATGGCAAAGAGACAGAAGAACAAATGCTATCATGTGTTACTATTGAACACAAGGGATATGATGTTAGAGTTGGTAGTGGATTTAGTATTGAACAAAGACAGTATTTCTATAACAATCCTAAAGAACTGCTTGGGAAAATTATTAGGGTAAATTATTTTGAAGAAACCAAGAATCAAGACGGCGGCATCTCGCTGAGATTTCCGACTTTGGCATATATCTATGGAGATAGTAGAGATACTTAAAGTATTTTATTTCCTTTTCTGATGTTTGCTTTGGCTTCTAACGGTTGTAGATTTGTGTAATTAAAACATTTTTGTTGTTGGGCAGGATCAGTAAAATCAAAACTTGAACATGGAATTATGTGGTCTATATGCCAGTAAGTGCCATAGTTTTTCCACGACATTTTATCATCAAATTGTTTTTCTAGATGTGTTTTTAGTTCTGATATAGAACATCCTACTAATTCTATAGATCTTTTACTGTCTTTGTTTTGTTTTAGATGAATTCTTATATGATTACCACAGTTATGCAAAAGCCTATATTCTATGTCATTATGATATCTATTTTTATGATACCAATACTTATATTCAGCAATTTTCTTTTTATTTTTTTGTCTATATTTTTTTTTTGCTTTTAATATTTTAGTACGATTATTTTCTTTGTATTCTAGAAACTTATCTATATTCTTTTGATAATATTGTTTACACTGTTCTTTATGACAATTTATACATCTGGATCTAAAGCCTGTTTTATTGGTATGAAAATATTTCTTAGTTGCGGGTAATTTTTCTTTACATTTTGTGCATTGTTTTTTCATAATTTAAATCCTGTAAAACATAAAACCTTACACTTTTATACACCAGTTGGCTACAAAACCTAAAGAAACGGGTCTTGACAAACCGATACCATTAGTGTAGAATGGTAGCATACCCATTGGAGAAAACCATGATTGTTGAAAACGCTGTTATTCAGATTCAGAACACAACTCTTGATAAGAGCAAGGCCGATATTTTCTTTGCTACTTTTCCTAAAGATAAGGTAGTTTCATATAAGGAATATTGGGAAAGTGTGCGTCCACAAAACGTGGAGGATATTTTTCGTCGTTATCTTTTTGCATATTGTAGCGTTCATACTACATGGAAGGGTAATTGTGCAGGATACAATGCTATCAAGAATTTTAATGAATGGGTTGACGATGAGAATCTTTTGAGAGAAAAACTTCACAAGAGTGGTGTTGGTCTACATAATAATCGTACAAAGTATATTTGGGATTTTGCCACAAAGTTTTGGGATAATCCTAAAGACTTCTATTTTACCACCAAGAAGGGTCATGTTAAGAAGCGTGACGAAATCGTAAATAAGATCAATGGAATAGGTCTTGCTAAAGTTAGTTTTGCTCTTGAAATGATTCATCCTAATGAGGCAAGAGTATTGTGTGGTGATGTTCATCAATTGCGTCTTTACGATATGGAACATTTGAAGTATAATAAAAGCAAGAGTGGTACTGATTCGTACAAGAAAATGGAGCGTCATTGGGTGGTAAATTGTGGTAAGCATAAGATTCCACCCTATATTGCTCGTTGTTTGTATTGGGATAATCTTCAAAAGAAAGAAGATAGTCGTTACTGGAGTTTTGTTCTGGAGTCATAAATATGAGTCAAAATGGTAAAGGAGATACTCCTAGACGAAAGGGAGTATCATGGAAAGTTTGGGATAAAAATTACGAACAAATTTTTAGTAAGAAACAAAAAAATTCAAGTTGGGCTGTTGACAAGCCGATAAAGCGTGATAGAATACAAGAGTCTAAGCGAGAGGATCAGTCGCGTGACTGACTCGCAAAGATGGTTGGTTGTTTAAGATTTGGAGGTTGATTATGGCTGAAGTTACTAATGTTGAGAAGCAGACCCGTGTTCGTTGCAGCGATGAGCAGTTTCTTGAGGCGGTTTATTCGTCCAAGACTTATGCTGAGATTGCTACCAAGACTGGTCAGAAGGTTGCTAGTACGATGGCTCGTTTTGCTCGTACAAAGGCCGCTCTGGCTAAGAAGGGTATTGAACTTCCTTCTATGGAACGTGCGAAGCCTACCAAGACAGTCGATAATATCGAGGCTATGGCTGAGATTGTTCGTCGCCTCAAGGCCCACAATAACGGCTGAGAGTCGATATTATAAATCATTGGTAGTCGGCTACAACAGTTTAAATGGATGAGGCACACAAGCATAATCAACCTCAAACTTTGATTGTTGTAGTCGATTACTATATGGGAGTGTAGTCCAACGGCAGAGACAACGGACTTAAAATCCGTACAGTGTGAGTTCGATTCTCACCACTCCTACTTAAACAAGGAATAATTTATGAACGAAAATTCTGATCCTATTGAGTTTCTAATCGAATTTGCTTGGGCAAATGGTGCTGATCGTTTTGTAGTAAATAACGCTAAAGATGAACTACAAAAACTCAGAGAAGATAGTAGTGATTCTAAACGATGGTTTAGTTGTGAGCAAGAACTTAGCAGGCTAAAACAAGAATACAACAAACTTATTGCTGTGTTTGAGAATCCTGTTGCTTATGGTCTTATAAATGAAAGACACGATCTTTACGATCTGAGAATAACGGATAATCCTCATAACACCGATGAGAAAGTTGTGCCTCTCTATTCTAATAGACAAGAATTTTTAACCGGAGATTGGAAGGGATACAATCACTATGGTAAGTTTACCAAATAAATTTTATAGAGGAGTAGTTTATAGTGATCCAGATTTTAAACATCCTAATTTTCGTTTTCTTTTAGTTGATACAGTAAAAGAAGTTCAGGATGAGTACGGGGAATGGTATTTGGATATTTTCCATGATGCTACTGATTTTCTCATGCACGATCACGCTTTAGGAAATGTTTTTTATGGAGTATATGGATCGTACTGGATTGATATTCCAAAAGGCCCAATTAAGTTGTGTGAAACATCTGACTTAAATGAAGCCATTCATGTGGCTCAAGAAATTATGGGTTCTATTATAGTAGATAAAACTCATGATTAACTCTGATTATCTAATAGATTATAGTGATTGGTTTGATGAGGGCGGATATTGCCAAGTATATCCTATTAAAGATAAGAAAGATTTAGTGTTCAAAGAATTTCGTAATAAAAAGAAAGCACAAGAATCATATAGATATCATAAAAAATTAGCCAAATTCGATCTTGCACCAAAAATCTATAGTCAAATCTGTAAACTAGAATTCGCACCAGAAGATGATCTTTATCAACCAGAACCTAGTGATTGGGGATATGTAACAGAATTGGCTAAAACCCATACTGCTAACACCAAAATAAGTATGGCCGATATTCAATCATTAGTGGAGGAAATTTATCTAAAAACTGGACTAAAGTTTTGGGATTGCCATTGGTACAATGTTGGTCTGGTAAAAAGAAACAAAAAAAAGAAGGTTGTATGTATAGATACTGGTAAAGAAAGTTTTGATGGCAACAGTAATGCTTGGGCAAATCCTGACCCTGGCCCAAAATGTTCGTACTGCGAAAAGTATGAGTGTGATTGTGCTGGTTAGGTGTATTAATTAGTGAAATAATATTTCCTTAAATAAGGAGAATGTAATGTCAAAAGAATTTGATGATGTGATTAAAAAAATAGAACAATCAGACAAATCTTTGTTCAGAGATATTACTAATTTAGAAAAAGATCATGATAAAATTCTCAAGGAAATAAATGACATCAAAAAACAAGTTAAAGACATATCTTTTAAAGTAGATATGATGCTTGAGATATTAAATAATTTTACCATCATGCTAGCAGAAGATGATGAAGATTTGGAAGAAAATTACGATTTCGATAATGACTCAGACGAATCTTGGGCTTCAAAAGAGGATGACTTTTGGGAAGATGATACCGACGAACAACTTTGATATTAATATCGCTCTAATTATATTTGTAACATATTTTATATTGGATATGTTCTATGCTTATTATATTCTTTGCATAGAATCTAGACAAAATTTAATGTCATCTTTTATGGCTGGAATGATAACTTCTTTATCAGCATTTGGCGTGGTTAGTTTTAGCCAAAATATGACCTATGTTATTCCACTATTTTTAGGTGCGTTTGCGGGAACTTTTGTGACAATGAAGGCTAAAGAAATCTTGCAATCCAGAAAGCGTAATGTTGACAAAGCGGATTGACGATGTATACTAGGAGCATCACAGGACACTTGGAGAAACAAAAATGAAACTTGCGGATCGAACGGTTGAAGTTCACAGTGCTGGTATTAGTGCGTCGAATCAGTTTACGATTGCTCAAACCAGTAAAATGTTTAAGATTTTGTCGGATTCTCTTTACTCCGACAAGGTAATGGCAGTTATTCGTGAACTTGCCACAAATGCTTATGACTCTCATGTTGGTGCGGGCAACAAGAATCCTTTTCTTGTAAAGTTGCCAACTGCTGCTGATCCTAATTTCAGTGTGCGTGATTATGGCACTGGTCTTAGTCAGGCGGATATGGAGAGTCTGTATACCACCTATGGTGCAAGCAATAAGAATGATAGCAACGACTTTGTGGGTTGTCTTGGTCTAGGGTCTAAGAGTCCGTTTGCTTATACCAAGAGTTTTACCACAACCTCTTATTTCAATGGTAAGCAGTATACTTATATTGCGGCTATTGATGATGCTGGTGTTCCTACGTTGAATCTTATTCATTCTACAGATACTACTGAGCCTAATGGTTTGGAGATTAGTTTTGCTGTTAAGCAATATGATTTCCAAGAGTTTAGTCAGAAGGCTATCCGGGTTTTTCATTATTTCCGAATGAAGCCCATTATTAATGGTGGCGTTCATTGGGATTTTACCAAGGAATATAGTCAGCGAAATGTTGTTATTGATGGTGATGGGTGGCGTGTTTGCCGACTCAATAATGATAACATGAAGTTCCCAAATCATTATCAGCGTATTCAGAGTGGCGTTATTGCTCTGATGGGTAATATCGCGTATCCTGTTGAGGTTTCTCATCTTGTTGGTGAGGAAAAGGCCGAAACTCCAGATCATATTGCCAAGTGGAATCGTGCTTTCAATAAGGCCGATATTGCTTCGTGGAAGGCTTTCGTTGGTGAAATCATTGGTCAGGGTCTTTATCTTGAACTTGATTTTGGTATTGGCGAACTTGAAATGGATGTTAGTCGAGAAGGTTTGCAGTATACCAAGAGTGTTGTAAAGGCTCTTAGAGAAAAGACCCAAGATATTTTCTTGGAACTCAAGAAGAATTTTACTAATAAAATTGCTACTGCTCAGACTAAGATCGAAGCAATCACCACTTATTATCAAATGAATGATCTTGCTGGTGGTTGGGGAGTTGGTGCTAGTTGGACTGATCCTTCTGGTAAAACTCACGATATTTCTAGTGGTCAAGATATTGAGTATAAACTCAAGAAGGATGAGAATCTGTATGTGTTCAACTATAGAACATCGGGTTATCGTTCTCGTCGCATGGTTTATATGACAGACCGAATCCATCACGATACTCTTACTGGTAAGGGATATTCGTACTGGAACAGTAATAAAAAGTCTGGACAGATTAAATTTTTCTGGTGTGATATTAGTGCAGCAGAAACTGCCAAAAAGATTGTGACTCGATATTGCAATCAGTACGATTGTTTTGCTTATCTTCTTGTTAATGCTAAAGATCATACTGATGTAAAGAATAATTTTGCTGATCTTGTTGCTGATGTTAGCGAAAAGAATATTCTGGATGTGTCAGAGTATCGTGATCTTATTAAGTCAACCCCTAAAGCCAAGGGCAGTAAGGGTAGCAAGGGTAGTGTTAGTGACCAAGATATTTTCTTGATCTTTGGTGATCTGAAGAATACTAGTCCGCTAAACTATGACTATAATGATGCTTCCTATATGCACAGTCTTAGTGTTGATAGTCTTAATGATCTAGAAGATGCAGACGAGATTGTGTATATTCCTATCCTGAGATATGCTACTGCTACTACTGATTATCCTTCCATCAACGGTTTGTATAGCCACAAAGACTTCTTTGAGAAGTACAAGATATTTGATGATACAAATATTTATGCTATCAAGCATGGGGTGGTGGATCGTTTAATCAAGGATGGGTACAACCTTGTAGATTTTAACACTTGGTTCAAGACTCGCTTGAAGAAACTGAATGACAACAAGTTCAAGGATATTTATCAGTTTAATAATCTTGTAGAACAGTGTCGTTCTGAATATAACTCAGATGACAAGATGAGTCGTGGGTATGGTCAAGGAAATATTGATCGACAGTTCCTATTTCATATGCTTAATATGTTCGGGCTTGAGTATGCTGAGTTCGTCAACAACAAGGATATTGTGCAAACTCTAGATAGTCTGATGACTTTGGAGTTCTTTGCTGATACTATTCATCGTAGCGAATTTGATATCAAAAAGTTTAATAAGGATGACTACTATGGTCACATGACT